GTCTTTCAACTTAGCTGAGTGGAACACTGGCATCACTCCAACGGCAGGAAGCAACTACTCTAAGACTTTGGTGTTCACTCCAGCAGGTGTACCTGTTGACTTGACTATGAAGGATGATTGCGGTAGCTTATCAATCGTGTTGACTGCAACTGGTATCATCGCAACATTGCCAACTGATATTTATGAGGCAGCTGATAAGTTCGCAGGTGTTAACTACGTTAACTGCGTATCTATCGTAAACCCATAGGTAGCCCACAATTTCTACTGAGCGAAGGCTTAGATGATTTGTTGGGTCAAGGAGGCGACAATTTGCTTTCACAATGAATTAAGGGAGAGGTGCAAGCCTCTCCTTTTTTATTTATCTTTGTGTCAAATAAAAAACTCAATGTGCTACGATTCTCTTCTTGGCCTTCAAGGGTGTGATAGGCCAGAGCCAACTACTGGGCTTTATATCGATGACCTTGGCATCAATCAAACTTTACTCGGGCAGCTTATAACTGACCAATACAACAGCGGAGTTGAGCTGTTCGAAGCAAAGCGAGCATTTGCTTGGCGCAAGATGTCAACCGATGTGTTGAGCCGATTAAATCCAATGATGAAAGCGGACACAGTTGTCGAGTCTAAGCGCATCGGTCAAGTGGTAACCAACTCAACAAATGTGGATTTACAACTTGGAGCAGGTAAGTTTGCCGGTATAAGAGTTACCATCGATCCGAACACAGAAAGCTATTTGAACTTTTACTTGTCAAACTTCAAGATTGACATCTACACAATGGCAGTGCCAGTGGAGATATTTGTCTTCGACATGAGCACCTTGAAGCTTATTGATTCTTTCTTCTATCAATCGGAAGCAGTCGAGCAGTTTATCGGCAAGACCTTCAAGGCTAACCGCCGCAAGATGGATCTCGCATTTGTCTATGAGTCGCTTTATGATACCACCAAGATGATTCCCAAAAAGGGAAGTTGCACTGATTGCGGAGGTAGCTTAAGAGCGGTACACATGTGCCCATTTGTGGATGCCATCGGAATTGAGTTAACTGTGAGCGGCACTGATGTTGTAAGTTCCAAGTCGAAGAAGTACACGCAAGGGATGAGCTTAGTGTACAATGTAAACTGCGACAGAGAAGCTTGGCTGTGCAGCATTGGTGGATTGATGGCAATGCCATTAGCTTATGCAACGGCGGTGGAGATTTACAACTATGGCTTAACAATAAGCCCAAACCAGAGAGTGAATACAACTGTTAGCGTGAACACTGGCTTTGCAACATCAGACCCTAACGATGGTATGATTGCAGGGCGCGACATTGCTGCAACAAGATACAATGAAGAGCTCACGGCGATGTTGCAGAACATGAGACTGCCTGACGACAATACGTGCTTTGATTGCAGACGCAACATGAAATACGTAACTGCTTTACCATAATGGCAACGCCGAAGGAGATAAGTGATCGCATCAATTTCCTCTTCTCCGAATGGACGGGAGGTTTTACTCCTTTGTCTGATGCTGTGCTTGATATGCGCCGCGAGATGTTCATAAGAATATTCGGCACTGGCACAAGCGGCGGAACTAACACAGCAGGGCAATCGCTTCCAACAAAGCCATACACTCCTGCTTATGCTAAAATAAAACAAGCAAACGGACGACCTCCATTGGAGCTGACAGGATTTCTTAAGCGGTCATTTGCAACAGACCAAGGCTCAGTATTTAGCGAAGGCTTTGGCGTTGCAATCTACATTCAAGCAGATGAAGCAGGAAAAGCAGCAGGATTGCAAAAGCTTTACGGACCAATCTTTCAACCCACAGACGAAGAACAAACAAGGATGTTGCAGCTACACGCAGATTTATTAGTTGAGCAAATAGCAAACCAGATTTCTAAACCATGAATCTACTTAAGACCATAATCGAAAGGCTCAATCAGCGTGTTGAAGTCGCCAATATATTCGACAAGCAATTCAATCTCTGCGAGCTTAACGCGAACGGCAACGAAAAAGCTTGGGTGCACTACATAGGTAATGGTCAGGCGGAAGTGGTCACCAATTTCGATGCAAAGAACGGCACGCTGTTCTGGGCTAAGCGCGGCAAGGTGGCAGTTGCAAAAACTGATGCTTATCGCATGAGTGGCTGCAAGCAGTTGTATGTTACAACCTTTCCGCTTACTGCTTATGCCATCGTGCGCAAAAGCCATCTCCCTTGCGATGCGGAGGATGCACAGGACTGGCTTGCTTCCAGAGTCTACAAGCTGACTTCAGGCACTGACCCATTGTTCAAGCAGAGCATCGGAGTCATCAACTACGAGGTTGTGCCAAGTGGATATGCAAATGAGATTAAGACGTTAACGGCAAACTATGAATGGGCTTGTGTTTCCGTTGATATGGATGTGCAAGTGATCACAACAAGCGAAGACGGCTGCTATGACACTTGCCAAACAGGTGACATTCCACTTCCCGATCTTCCTGCTTGTGTTCCTTGCTTGACTGAGGTTGCTGTTGATGGTGTCACCATCATCGGAAACGGAACAGCTGAAGACCCACTCATTGCAGTTGGCGGAGGTGGTGGTACTCCGCTAATCACAAAGAACGAAGGCACTAACGTAAGCACCAATACCTCAACATTAAACTTCACAGGCGCAGGAGTAACAGCATCACTCACATCGCCTGGAGTGGTTGAGGTAAATGTTCCAGGAGGAGGAAGCAGCGGTGTGACATCAGTAACAGGAACAGCACCAATTGCATCAAGCGGCGGAGCAACTCCCGACATCAGCATCACTCAGGCAGATGGCAGCACTGATGGATACCTAACCTCAACCGATTGGAACACCTTTGATGGAAAGTTTAATGTGCCGACAGGAGCAGCAACAGACTACCTTGATGGCACTGGAGCACCGACACCATTCCCAACTATACCAAATGCTCAAGTCAATAGTGACTGGAATGCTACAAGTGGTGTAGAGGAAATATTAAATAAACCAACTATACCAGCAGCACAAGTTAATTCAGATTGGAATGCAACAAGTGGAGTAGCTGAGATACTTAATAAACCAACTATACCAAGCGGAACAGTAACATCTGTTGACCTATCAATGCCTGCTGCGTTCTCTGTTAGTGGCAACCCAGTGACAACAAGCGGAACATTGGCAGTTACAGCGGCAGGAGTTGCAACGCAGTACATCAGAGGTGATGGGCAACTTGCAACTTTGCCAACTGGCGGAAGTGGTGGGAGTTCAGTATCTTATTACTTAAATGGTGGTACTGCTGCATCAGTTGGGACATACTTTCAAATGTCAACTAATGCGGTAGTTGGGGCAAATGCAGACTTTACAAGGACTGGAAATGGGTTAATATCTCAGTTCCTTACTGATGTTGGCGACCCGAATAGATTACAAATTCCTGCGGGTAATTGGAACTTTGAAATGTTTTTTTCAATGTCATCAAATGGTGGCACTCCTCAGTTCTATGTTGAACTATTAAAATACAATGGGACAACTTTTACTTCCATTGCATCATCATCTGCAATTCCCGAAACGATAAGCAGTGGAACTGTAATCGACCTTTATTTGACATCATTAGCAATCCCTGCAACTACATTGCTTGTTACTGATAGACTTGCATTAAGAGTTTACATAGTCAACAATAGCGGAGGCAGAACGGCTACACTGCACACACAAGATTCACATCTTTGTCAGATAATTACAAACTTTGCAGGAGGTGTATCTGCACTTAATGGACTTACTGCCAACACTCAGTATTTGGCAGTTGGAACAAGTGGAACAGACTTCGCTATCTCATCTGCTTCTGATACGCACACCTTCAACTTACCAACGGCAAGTGCTGCCAACAGAGGTGCATTGAGTAGTAGTGACTTCACAAACTTTGCAGCCAAGCAAGCGGCACTCGTAAGCGGCACTAACATCAAGACCATCAACTCCACATCAATTCTTGGTAGTGGTAATATTGCTACACCATTTGAGTTAGTTGTGGCAGCATCAGATGAGACTACTGCACTAACAACTGGAACTGCTAAGATTACATTTAGAATGCCAAGAGCAGTTACCTTAACATCAGTTAGAGCATCACTCACAACGGCTCAGGCAAGTGGTAGTATCTTTACTGTTGACATCAACGAAAGCGGAACAAGTATATTGAGCACTAAGCTAACCATCGACAACACAGAGAAGACAAGCACAACGGCTGCGACTCCTCCAGTGATAAGCGATGCGTCACTTGCCGATGATGCAGAGATTACAATAGACATCGACCAAATTGGAAATGGTACGGCAAAGGGATTGAAGGTAATGTTAATTGGTAATTACGCATGAGTTTCTTAGTCAACCCATATTCGTATGCAGGATGCAGCGATGCTGATGCACTTGCATTCTTAGCTGCGGCAGGTATCACAGATGCAACTATCACATCTGCAATATGTGCATTGGTTACATCAATGAAGGCTGATGGAACATGGACAAAGTGCAATGCTATCTATCCTTTTGTTGGTGGAACAAGCACCACTAATATGTATAATTTGAAAAATCCAGTTAATAGCAATGCTGCATTCCGCTTGAGTTTTGTTGGTGGGTGGACTCACTCATCAACTGGTTCAAAACCTAATGGAACAAATGGATATGCTAATACATTTTTTAATCCAGCAGTTGTGCAGTCTGTAAATAACAATGGAATGGGGATGTATATCACAGAAAGAACTATTGCTGGAACTGACCCAGTACAAATGGGATGTTTAGTAAATTTCTTAACATCTGCATCTACACTTATTGCCACACCTACTACAATGAGTTCAAGGTTAAATGCTGCAAGTGTTAATACTGCAATAGTTGGGGGTGCTGGAAGTTTTGATACTCATAGAACGGCGGCTGCAACAACTAAATATTATAAGAATGGAACACCAATTCAAACATTGAATTCAGGCGGTGCATTATCAAACTTAAATATATATTTAGGAAATTTAAATAATAATGGTATTCCATACACTATTGGTTGGATAAATTCAGAATTCAGATTTGCTTATATTGGTCAAGGATTAAATGATACTGAAGTAGCTAATATGAGAACCGCAGTACAAGCATTTCAAACAATCTTAGGACGACAATTATAATGCAAGTACATCAGCTCACATACGAAGAGGCTCAGAGCCTTGTTGGCATTCAGTTTATGCCCGATAATTATTTCAACCCCATCATGGATGCTGACGGCAATCATGTAATCAGCATTGAAGAAGTTGAGCAATGTTCAATTGATTGGGTGAAAGCCTTACCTTTGATAAACTATAAACCAATACAATCATGGCAGGAGTAAAGATTACCGACCTAACCCCACTTATTACACCAGTAGCAAGTGATGACTTGCTTTACATTGTCGATGTAAGTGATACAACAGAAAGTCCTGAAGGGACATCAAAGAGCATTGAGGTAGGGAATATTGTTGATGTTGCGAGTGATGTTTTTCAATCAACTGAATCAGATACAAGTGGATTCAGCGCATTAGGTATCAACGAAGGTTCATATTTAAGGATTGGTGAGTTTGTTAATTATGGATGCAATATTGAATTTAGTCTTTCTGCAACTGGTGTTGGTGAAGACCAATTAGGAGAGTTTCAAATTGACTTTCCTGAAAAGGTAAATAATTTCGCTTTGGATTGGTATAGTTTTAACATATCAGTAAATCAAGATATGTCGAATTCATTTTCTTTAAGAATAGTTGAAAATGATTTAAAAGCAACAATCAACATCAATAGTTTAGGTACTGGAAGTACAGCAACAGATGGACTGCTATATCTTACTGCAATCTATAAAAGATAAAAATCATTAACAATATTCAAGGCACTTACTTAATCGCATAACATCATGGCAGGAGTAAAAATAACCGACTTAGACCCACTTCTTACTACACCAGACAGTGGAGACTTATTATACATCGTTGACATCAGCGACACTACTGAATCCCCTCAAGGCACATCAAAGAAGATTGAAGTTAGCAACTTGCTTGACTTTGAAAGCGGAACATGGACTCCGACATTTAGTGGTGAATCAGGTTCTCTTTCTAATGTAGTATTAATATATGCAATGTATTCAAGGGTAGGTAGTATTGTTACTTGCACAATTCGTGTTAATGCTGACTTGGATTTCTCATCATCTTCTACTGGTTCAGTAAGTTTCACATTGCCAATAGCATCAACAACATCTAATGCAATTGGTAGTGTATCATATCAAGGGACAAAACAAATAAATGGTTATGTCAGACAAAGTAATTTATTTGAGATAGGTTCAGAAGATACTACTCTTGTAGAGTCATCAATATTAAGAGCAGTATTTCAATATGAAATCGTCTGACAACGGCATTCGACTCATACAGGAGTTTGAAGGCTTGCGCTTGACCAGTTACCTATGCTCGGCAGGTGTTGCCACAATTGGATACGGCGCAACCTTCTACCAAGACGGCAGCAAGGTGAAGCTTGGGCAGACCATCACCAACACGCAGGCGAATCAACTGCTTAAGGATCATCTTAAGGAATTCGAAGGAGCAGTGATTGGATTGATAAATAAAACCAAGGTGAATCAAAATCAGTTTGATGCGCTTGTAAGTTTCTGCTTTAACCTGGGAGCAGCAAACCTTGCTAAGTCACAGCTGTTGAGGTTTGTAAAAGCTAACCCAAACGACCCGAAAATTGCAGCTGAGTTTGCCAAGTGGAACAGAGCAGGCGGCGAGGTATCGCGTGGGCTTGTAAGAAGGAGGAAGAAAGAAGCGGAACTATATTTTACAAAAATCGTTTAATAGTTATGGCGGCAAGAAGAGTCAGCAAACCGAGGCAAATGCTTGACATCATAATCAAGTATTGGAGGCCAACTGTTGGCTCTCTTGTGATTCTGTCGAGCGTGTTTGCATTAATCTTTAAGCAGATAACGACAGAGACACTTGCAGCGATTGTGGCTGCAATGGTCGCCGCAGGTTACATACCTAAAGCAAACGACAATGGATGAAGGAAGAGACTCAACGTATACTACAATTGACGAGGGTTGCGTGGTAGGTCTTGGGTGTAAAGTCCATACGCATCATCATACAATTCACATCGAGCCCAAGGTTGTGTATCAATCAATGGTGAAATTCACTATCTTTGGCAAGCAATATTGCACTAATCAATGGGGGCAAACTTATGAGCTTCCTGCCGATGAGCCAATGCCAGAGCCGAAACTGATGACACAATTCTACGCAAGTGATACCATCACGCCAACTACCTCTGCATTCTTGCTTGCACCAAAGCCAGAGGCTAAGATTATCATCAAGCCTCGCACTGAGTACACCGACTTCAAGCCGACAATGGATGGGCCAGTTATGGGCTTGCTATTGACTTTCACAATCTACCTCACAGCGCAATGGGCATGGAGCTCGATGGGCGCATGGAATAACCTATATAGCGAACTCTCTGCATGTCTTCGCTCTTCATCTTAGAAAGATCCATAGACTTGTTCTATGTCGTGACGGATTTTGAAGGCAAGATATTCACTAACAATGAGCTCTTCAAGAACTACGTTAGCCATATTAAGCCAAGCAAAATCACGGATATCATCAGCATTGAAGGTGATAAAATCGACTTTCTCCAAGCCATTGAAAGAGCTCGCAAGCATTCGCCTGAGCCTTCAAGAGTCTATGCTCGCACACGACAGAAGAACACAAGCGACAGATATAATGTTTGGAATTGCTTTGCGATTGATGACACTCTTCACTTTGTTGGCATCCAGATAGTCGATGTGACCTCCATCAGCTCGCATGAGCATGAGCGGCAGAAGACACTACTTGAGGAGTTCCGCTTCATGCTTTCTCATGAGCTCCGCCAACCACTGACAAACATCGCAGGACTTGTGAATATGCTCATGCAGCATCATGTTGCTGATGATATTGATCGCAAGGAACTGCTTGCCATGATTAGCACCTCAGTCAACAAGCTTGATGATGCCATCAAGGCACTGGTAAAAAAAGCCGCAAGGGAGTTATGACAGAGCAGGAAGCGGACGAGAGACTGGTTAAGGTTGCCGCTTGTTATGTTATGGAGCGAGGCATGCCGGTATGTGTTGCACTTCAAATCCTTCAAACTGAACTCAATGATAAAAGACTTTTTTGGGAATCATCAAAAGAACTCATCAGACTCATTCAATTGGGCATCTGTACGTACTGAAACAATTTATTTGGCCGTATTAATTGTGCTCTTGTTTTTGCTGCTCAAATCATGCGGCGAAAACGTGGCGAATGATTACCGCCTTAGACATACGATATATGAGGACTCGATAGTTATCGCCTCGCAGCGCAAAGTAATCGCACAGACTGGCTCAGATGCGGCAAAACAAGCACAACAGATTGCAGAGCTCGAAGTCAAAGTCAAGAACGCATCGGAGGTGGTTAAGATTGAAACGCGCACAATCATCAAAACGCAGATCAAGTTAGGCGATACGGTGATGATTGACAAGAAGCCATACATCCAACTGCCAAAGCCATTCCTCAAGCAAACCGAGTGGTACACAATCGGCGGCATGATTAACCGCCTCGGTTGGTTGCAGATTGATAGCTTAGTGATTCCTGCAAAGTTCACCTATGCTGTTGGTGATACGATGCGCACTGGGATAATCAACCGCATCTTGCGCAAGAGTGATACTGTTGTGCGCCTGAGAGTAGACAATCCGAATGTGCAAGTAGTGGGGCTTGAGAATATTTACATAAAGCAGGACAAAAAATGGCATCAGACAACCGCATTCAAGGTTGGAGTCGGAGTGCTGATTGGGGTGGCGGTAGCATCAGCTGCAAAATAAATGTAATTTTATCGGGTTAATTATCAAGCACTTGCATTGCGAGGTAAAAAATAATTGCATTTATTTTAATTAGCTATTGCACAATCAAAATATAGCTGTACATTTGTCAAACAATCATTCACTCATAAATCATTTAATCACTCACTCACTATGAACAACTCACTAACAATCGAAGAAGCTACTAAGTTATTTATTACAATGATAAAAATTGAAATGTATTTAAGCGGCAAATCATTTCAAGAATGCAAACCAATTGTAAAGCAAGCTTTAAAAGAACAAGGTTTAATGTAAATAAATCGGGCGGCTAATCACCGCCCACTAACTTCAATCATTCACTCATAAATCTAAAATCATGAACACATTTTTCAAATCACACGACTCAACGCAGTTTTTTAACTACGACCATCTTAGCGGCATCATGCTAACAATTGTGCAAGACGGTTGCCACCAAGGGCTCTTTCAGAGATGCGACAAGAACTCACTTGTACTTGTTCGCCAATTCTCCAAGGAGATGACTCAAGGGCTACACGAATCGGTTCGCACTTATCATCCATCAACAGTTGGCGAGTTCTTCAAGATGTATCAGAAGACACTGCATAATACTCAAGTATCATTCAATCAATTAATAACTCAATTCTAAACAATCACATGGGACTAAAAGCACCCTCAGGGAATAACACCTCCCGCCAAATTGCACCGGAAGGAGCATTCGTGGCAAGATGTTACCAAATTGTAGATCTTGGAACTACAATGCAAACTGGTCAGTTTCCAGGCAAAAAACGCAAAGTGCAATTCATCTTTGAACTGCCGACAGAAACTCACGCCTTCGAGGAAGGCGGCGAAGAAAAGCCGTTCTATGCTCGCAGCATTTACAACCTTACCATGAACGAGAAGGCGGTGCTCAGAAGAGACATCGAATCTTGGGCAGGTAAAAAGATGAGCAACGATATCGCTGCTAACTTTGACATCTTCACGCTAATTGGTAAGCCTTGCATGGTTAACCTAACGCACGTAACTAAGGGCGACATGACCTATGCCAACATCATTGGAATTAGTCCAGTGCCAAAAGGATTAGTTTGTCCTCCATCGTTCAACACACCGCTATGTTACAATACCGAGGAGCATGATGATGCAATCTTTGCTCAGCTGCCCGAGTTCATTCAAGATAAAATTAAGATGTCTGACGAGTGGATTGCGCGAGTATCAAAGCCAATTGCAGTGGAGCGAGCGGCTACAATGCTCGCTGAGCAAGAATCAGAAGATGACGGCTTCCCATTCTAATAAATAACAAAGGGCGGTAATCAGCCGCCCTTCATTAAAAAAATACATAAATCAATCCTATGAACGGCGTAAATATAGACAACTTATCCGAGTTTTACAAGGCGTTAAACTCAACAGAGGTGCTTCGTGCTCAGAGCATGATACAAGGCGCACCTCAAGCCATCGAAGACAAGCTCTCATACGACATGAGTGCTGAGTCCATCAAGGCGGCAAACGATGCAATAAAGCACATCGAGACAAATCGCAAGCTCGTAACCCTTCCACTTGACACCTACAAGAAGTCAATCATGGAAGTTGAGCGCGATGCCACTGCTCCGCTGAAAGAATACATCGAGCAGCGCAAGGCCTTGATGATAGAATACTCCAACGAGCTCGAGCGAATTAAGGCGGAAGCAGATGCAAAGATTGCGGAAGAAGCAAAAGCGGCACTACTTGCCTCCAGTGCTGACGAGGTGGCAAGCATCATGGCCAAGTTCACCGACAGCACAACAAGCACCACCCTTGACATCGACCACACCAAGAATATTCGCATCACAAAGAAAGCGGAGATAGTGGGCGAGGTAGATTGGGCAACAGTGCTCTGGACATTGATGCGCGCTGAGATGTTTGACATGCAAGAGATACTCCGCAAGCTTCCAAAGGCGATGGAGATCACCAACATCGCAGAGATTAGAGGCATTGAAATAATCGAAGTTAAAAACCAAGTAATCCGATGAACCCAATAGACAACATAGGCGCAGAGTTCGCCAATTTCAACCGCTACCTTGATGCAATCATTGATCCACGCGAATGCGATGATGACAGCATGCACGCCAAGGTAAAAGAAGCAATCATCCAAGCCTACTCCAATGGGTATCATGATGGGCAAAAAGCAATCATCGACAGGTTTCCAAGGCCATCATCACAAGGAGGCGAAGAAGGAGGGCGCGCATATTATGAAGCGTTGTAACTGGACGATGGAAGAAACCGAGTTGATGATTGAGCACTACCCTCATAAGTCAACAAAAGAGGTGGCCGAAATAATCGGCAAGTCAGTTCCTCAATGCTACGCCAAAGCCTTCGCCCTGCAAATTCATAAGACTCCAGAGTTCCTTGCGACAGAAGCAAGCGGAAGGCTTAAGCACACGCGAGTAGAATCGCAATTCCCGAAAGGCCATCAACCTTGGAACAAGGGAATGAAAAGGCTGCAAATCGGCGGCCAAGAAACGCAGTTCAAGAAGGGCACTGTACCACCCAATCACAGAGAGGTTGGCTCAGAGCGCATCGATGAAGATGGCTACACCTACATCAAGATTGCAGAGCATACACGATGGGTGCTGAAGCATCGGCACATCTATGAGCAGCATCACGGCAAGCTTGAGCCGCACATGATTGTAACATTTCGAGATAAAAATATCTCAAATTTCGAGATAGAAAACCTTGAAGCAATTACCAAAGTGGAGAACATGGAGCGCAATCGCATAACAAAATACCCTCAACCAATTCAAAACACAATCAAAACACTGAACAAATTATGGCACGCAATAAAATCGAAGACTTAAGGGATCACTTATTTGAAATCATCGAGATGCTCAAAGAAAACGACATGGAGCTCGACAAGGCGAAAGCAATCGCAGACATCGCCCAGGTGATTGTAAACTCAGCAAAGGTTGAGGTTGACTTCATCAAGGTGGTACATGGCAACGGTAGTGGTTTCATTCCATTGGATAAAAGACAGATAGAGTCATGAGAAGAGAAATCAAGTTTAGAATCTGGACATACATCGGATACAAAAAATCATACGGCTTTGAATATTCAATAGGATTAATTGATAATGATGAGATATTAGAAACCGATGAAATAATGCAATTCACTGGACTTAAGGATATGAATGGAACTGAAATTTATGAAGGTGACATTGTATCATTTGAAGATGATCCAAATGGAGTTGTAAAATGGAATAGTGATTTTAGTTGTTGGACATATTGGGAATCTGATCATCTTAATATCGAAGAAGAAGTTTTTGAATGGAGTCAATTAATAAAAAGGGATTGCAATCATTACATAGTACGTGGCAACATCTACGAAAATCCTGAACTTATATCATGAGCCGCGACATCTACAACAGCATCGAAGCAATCAACGCATCAAGCATCAAGAGGCACTACACTGGCAGCATCCAATACGCTGCCGGTGCTCTCGAAAGAGGCGCGGAGTTTCATCGCAATCTGCTTGAGACGGATCCCAAAGATATGCCGCCCAATGCACTGCGCATCTATGAGGCCATCATGAAGCATCCAATGCTTAAGCTGATATTCGAGAAGGCGGCAAAGGAGATCACCTTCATCAAGGAGGTTGAGATTGATGGGCGCAAGGTGGCAGCAAAGGGCATCCTCGACTTGCACTGCCCGATGTACTCCATCAATGCCGATATCAAGACGACTTCCTGCACAACGCTACGAGCATTCGCAGCCGACATGACCAAGCACTACAACCACATTCAAGCAGTCTGGTACTCGTACCTTACTGGATATGATCCTGCAAACTTCTATTACATAGGAGTGCCAAACAAGTTCAAAGGTGAACTATTTATCCATCGACATACAGCAACCGAAATTGAACAAGCCAAAGACCTCATCAAAGAGTACCTGGTCCACAGAGGGCTTTGAGAATTACAGCTTCACCAATGTGATGTATTACTTCCTGCATCGCGACTTCATATATATAGAGACAAACTTCAAGCATCTTAAGATGATGTACAATCACATCGATGATGCAACGGTGTTCATCAGTCTTGCTGAAGATACTAAGTATGTCGAATACGTTTGGAGCACCAGTGGAAGGATAAAAACAACATTCAAACCTTACAACATCTATGACATCTACATCATTGAAAAAAGTACAGCAGCTCTGCAAGGACAGAGCGCAGAATCTTAGCAATTCCAGTGAGCAGTACGCTCACGCAATGGCAATGGCCTACGAGCACATCGCACTTCTATGCGAGACCGAACTGCCCAACGAAAAGCAGATGATTATCGACATCTGTAACGAGTGCGCAAAGGATGTGATTGCAGGAAATTTAGCCCTCGGAAAGCCCGTAGGTGAGCAGCTTTATAAAAAGAAGTACTCATGAGCCCGAAAGAGAAAGCAAAGGAGTTAGTTTTTAAAAAATTTGGATGTAAAAAGAAATACGCATTGAAAGCAGTTGATGAGATATTGTCTTTATTTATAACTGATTGTGAAGACACAAGATATTGGAAACAAGTTAAACAAGAAATTCAGAATCTATGAAAAAGCAAACAGCCGTTGAGTGGTTGGTTGAACAATGGCCAATACTTGAATCCCAAATACCTCCACGAATAATAGACCAAGCCAAAGCTATGGAGAAGGAGGAGATTGAAAATGCTTATTGGGACGGATGGCAAAATATACCATCAATGAAGCCTGAACAATACTACTACGAAACCTACGGCCAATGATTCTCCGCCCCTACCAAGAACGCTTCATCAACAACATCAGTGCGAAGCTGCGCATCCATCGCAAGGTGGTTGCTCAGCTCGCAACGGGAGGCGGCAAGACAGTATGCTTCGCGGAGATATGTGACCGCTACTGCGCTCGATCAGAGCAGGACATACTTATCTTAGTTCACCGCGAAGAACTGCTCACACAGGCAGCCAAAGCCATTCGACTGCCAGTGCAAAAAGTTGTTGCCGGAATGAAGACCATACCCCCTGCTCGCGTTTATGTCGCAATGGTTGAATCTGCACACAAGCGGCTGCACCTGTTCCAGAATATCGGCATGGTGATCGTTGACGAGTGCCACATTGGAAACTTCACTAAGGTAATTGACCACTTCAAAGAGCAGTACATCATCGGCTTTACTGCCACACCACTTGCCGCCAAGAAAACCAATCCACTGCGCAACTACTTCGATGATATCATCTGCGGCATCGACATCCCCGAGCTTATTGAGGACGGCTTCCTTGCACCTGAGCAGACCTATTCATCATCATCGATTGTGGAACGTGCAAAGCTGAAGATGAAAGCAGGCGAGTTCGATGCACAACAAATGGGCGCAATGTACAAAGAGCCCAAGTATATCGATACCACCTTAAAAGCCTACCAAAAGCATTCACTCGGGCGCAAGACAATCATTTTCAATTGCAATGTTGAGCACTCGCAAGCAGTCAATGCCGCCTTTATCGCAGCAAAATTTAACTCCCGGCATCTCGATGCAACCTCAACAGATCGCGCAGAGACCCTCGAGTGGTTCGCCAACACTCCAGATGCCATTCTTAACAACATCGGCATAGCAACAACAGGCTTCGACCAACCCGACATCGAGACAGTAATAGTTAACAAGGCAACAGCATCGATGCCCTTATGGCTTCAGATGTGCGGCAGAGGTGCTCGTCCGCATCCAATAAAGCTTGCCTTCACTATCATAGATCTTGGTGGTAACTGCCTCACGCACGGCTCATGGGCTGCATCCCGAAATTGGGAGGATATCTTCCACAATCCCAAGAAGCCAGGTGCAGGAGTCGCTCCAGTAAAAGAATGCCCCACTTGCGCTGCTCTCCTGCACACATCGAAGATGGAATGCTACTGCGGCCATATCTTCCCCAAGAAGATAGTGCTCGATCAAGGCATTGAGGACTTTATCCTCATGACCGACAGCGTGGACATCAAGAAGCTTATCGCAATGAATGAGCACCACAAAGAATACCGCTCACTATTTGTTGCCATCGAACATGTTGCCCTGCTTGCAAAGAAGAACATCAAGAAATTAAATGCAGACAACTACCAACATATTGCAAAAAAGAATTACGAAATTGCGAGGCTCTGGTGTCATGAACGCAACAGAAAATTCAACAGGTTTCATAAAGACTTGGCTGACGAAAAACTAAAAACAACCCTTAAATCAATATATAATGCTGATATCATCCTATAAGAACGTACATGACAAGCAAGACAAAGACATAGAAATTGATAACTTCCTCGAAGGAGTTCGCACTGGTAGATGGGAAGACATCGCCCTCGAAGTGCGCAATGCTCCAAGCAAGGACATTCGCGACCTTATAAAGAAAAGAGCTCCACTGGTAACACCAAGCGGCTCATTTGCTGAGCGCAAAGTTGATGGACTCCGAAAGCACTCAGGATTCATAGCCATCGACATCGACAACCTCGATGATCCTGCCGCAACCAAGAAGCGCATAGGTGCTGACCCCTATTTGTACGCTTGTTTCATATCCATCAGCGGCCAAGGGCTCTGCTTAATAGTTAAGATTGACGGCACTCGCCACCTCGATGCTTTCAACGGAATCGCTGCATACCTATACAACGAGTATCAGCTTATCGTAGATCAGTCTGGCAAGGATGTTTCTCGAGCGAGATTTGTTTCCTACGATCCATTTCTGCTTCTTAATGGCAAATCGGCAACATTCAAAAAGTACCTGGCTAAAAAGAAAGAGCCAAAGCATCCAAAAGTATTGGTAATAAAAACCGACTTTGATGCTATGATTAAGCAGATGGATGAGAAAGGACTTAACCTTTGCGAAGACTACTCCGATTGGATCCGAATCTGCTACGCCATCGTTTCCGAGTTCCAAGAGTACGGTCGCGAATACTTCCACACCTTATCATCGACATCATCGAAGTACAACTCCATCGACTGCGATGCCCAGTACGATGCTTGCCTTAAGAATCACAATGAGTCCAAAGGAAAGAAGTCAAGCATCGGCACAATATACTATCACGCTAAGCAGAACGGCATCGATGTCTACTCCGAGCACACCAAGTCAATCGCTCGATTTGCAACATCGCAAAAGGCGGCAGGACTGTCTAAAGAAGCCATCATCGATACACTGGAAAAGCAAGGCGGTTTTAGTGCTGAAGACTCAAAAGAAATCGTTGATCAGATAGTAAGCAAGGATATTAAATTTAAGTCCGAAAGTGTAAGCGAAGACATCGCATCTTACATCAAAACATTCGACCTTAAGAAGAATGTCATCACTCGCAAGATTGAGCTCGATGGCAAAGCAATTGATGACTCCGACATTAACTCCATCTTCCTTGATTCAAAAGCAGTATTTAAGGAATCAACAAAGGATCTTATTACATCGATAATATTCTCGAATCGCATTCCGACTTACAATCCACTTCATGAGTTCTTCGAAGAGGAACTATATCAAACCGATGAAGACCATTGGCCAAACTTAACCATGTTGATTGATAGCGTAATCACTGACACTCCTAATGCAAGCAAGTTTATTCAGAGATGGCTTATTTCAATTGTGGCATCTGCATACGGAAATCACTCAGCTCTTGTACTTGTTTTTTGCGGAGCACAACAAGGCACTGGTAAGACACACTGGTTTCGATATCTACTTCCTAAGCCAATCAGATACCTATACGCAGAATCAAAGATGGATGCCGGAAAGGATGATGAGATTCTTATGTGCGGTAAGCTTATCATCAATGATGACGAGTACGGCGGTAAATCTAAAAAGGAAGATAAGCGATTGAAGGAACTCACATCAAAAGAATTCATCAATGTGCGCGAGCCTTATGGTCGAGTATCTGTCGATCTAAGAAGACTCGCAGTATTCTGCGGCACATCAAACGACACTCAGATTCTTAGTGATGCAACAGGCAACAGAAGAATCATAGGCATAAACATCCTTGGCATTAATCAAGAACTCTACAACCAATGCGATAAGGTTGGACTTTGGCGCGAGCTCTTTGCAATGTATCAGATGGGTGCTGAGTACAGAATACTCGGGGATGAAATACTTGAGCTCAACGAAGCAACAGAAATGTTCAAACTTTCGACTCCAGAGGATGACTTAATCAACCAAAAGCTTCAACCTGGATCTTCAACTTCATACGGCGAGTGGATGTCGCTCACCGAAATTCAGCAATTTTTGATGCTCGAAACGAAATTCAACTACCTAAATACAAATCGAATTGGGCAAATTTTGACCAAACTTGGATTTGTGAAAGAGCGCAGAGGAAAACGTAATCAATTGATAATGATGTACTTTGTCTCAAAAAACAACACTGTTGCATCAGGCAGCATCATGCACTAAAAAAAAGTGCCTGATGCAATAAGTCGCTACTGCCACTAAGAGCGCAGAGCATTGCATCATGCGACATCCTAATAATCTATTAAATATATACTATGCACACACACACATATACGCACACACACACACACATGTATAGCAACCTCCAAAGTGTTGAATGTTGCATGATGCGCCTGATGCACTGATGCAAATGAGCGAAGTTGCAACCCAAGCGA